TTCAATCTTAAATTTAACAGAATTTAAATGTAAATTTAAACTTAAATTTTATTCTAAACCATTTATATCATATGGTGTATTATCATTTAATAAATGTTTAAATAATAGATCTATTATTTTAGAATTTTCTGATACCGAATTAACATATTTAAAAATTATGGATATACAAACAAATAAAATTTTATTGGAGATAAAATGAAATCTTTTAAATTATTTCATGAAATGTCTATAAATGTTGGTGATGTTAAAATGGATTTAGCCACAAAACATGATCAACAAATTCATTTTAAAAAAAGTCGAAATTATCCTATTATGGATAATTTAAATAATAATGTTAAAAAACATGTTTTTAAAAATAAAAATATAACAAAATATTATACTAATGATCATGATTCAGGAAAAACTTTATATAAAAGCGAATTTCATGAACATAATCCCACAAAATTTATTCCATTCAAACATCAAGAACAGACATCTGTTGAAAGAATATCTACAAAATTATTACCGAAAAATTATGCATTGCATGAAACATTAAATCATCTACATAATTCTAATTTACCTTTAATTTCTTCAACTTACCAAACCCCATCAGGTCATAATATGTGGAAGAAATTATCTCATAAAGCATTGGAAACTGGTCATCATGTTTATTATCACGATGGATCTAAGTTACATAAAACTACATCTGAGAATATAGAAAATCATCTACATTCATATTTTGACCCAGGAACTAATTTTGATTCTTCTGGTAATTTGATTGATCCATTAGATTTCGAACATAAACATATAATTATATCTAAACATAAACTATGAAACAAATTACAATCGATAGATTATTTCAGGAACAATATCGTCCGTACGCCAACTACGATAATGAGCGTTCATTACCAAATTTAATTGATGGTTTGAAAATTACTCAGCGTAAAGTTTTATATACTTGTTTATTGAAAAATACAACAAGTGAAATGAAAGTCGCTCAATTAGCGTCTTCCGTGGCATACGAAACCCAGTATCACCACGGTGAAGCAGGTATTGGTGGCGTAATTTGTAACCTTGCGCAGGATTTTGTAGGCTCTAATAATTTAAATTGGTTGGATCCTATTGGTCAGTTTGGTTCTAGATTAAGCCCAATTCCAGCAGCTCATCGTTATATTTTTACAAAATTATCAAAAAACTTTAGACAATATTTCCGTAAAGAAGATGATATTATCCTAGAGCATTTATATGAAGACGAATATAAGATTGAGCCAAATTTCTTTGTGCCACTCTTGCCAGGAGTGCTTTTAAACAGTACCCAGGGTATTGGTACTGGTTTTGCTTCTACGATCCTCTCTCGTGATCCTCGAGAGCTCTCGTCCTACATTAAGAACAAGATGTCAGGTGGTATTCGATATTATGATTTACTGCCGTATTTTGACGGATTCAAAGGTACAGTTGAACGTGTAGAGGAAAATAAATATAAAATTAGTGGTTGTATTGAGCGAGTTAGTGCTACTCAAATTAAAATTACTGAATTGCCTGTTGGTATGTATCTTGATGACATTAAAAAACAATTAAATAAATTAATAGAAAATGATTCCATCAAAGATTATGAGGATAATTCGACCGAAGAAAGTTTTGATATTGATGTGTACTATCAAAGAGGAATTTTAAATAATTTACTTGACGAAACCCTACTTGATAGGTTAAAATTGACTACAACGGTTACTGAAAATTTAACGTGCTGGTTGCCCACTGGTAAGTTAAGAAAATTCAGTTCTGTTAATGATATTATTGATTACTTTGTTGATTGGCGTTTGTGTAAATATACTGAACGTATCATTAAGTTAATTGATATTTTAAACGATGATATTAAAATTTCTAATGAGCGAATTAGATTTATTTATTTTTATTTAGATAATGTTAATTTATTTAAAAATGCATCAAAACTTGAGTTAATTTCAATTTTAGATGAAAATGACTTTACTGATAAATTATTAGATATGAAAATTTGGAATTTAACTGGTTCTAGAATAAAAGAATTGGAAACTCAGGTTAAAGAATTAAATACTAAGAAAAAACAATTAGAAAAAACAACTAATATACAATTATATTCAAAAGAATTGGAGGAATTATGATCCCAGAATTTACAGCTCAAGAATTACAAGAATTGAAATCTAGATTTAATAGCATCGTTGTTAATGAAAGTGTAGAAAATGAAGTTATTGTTCATACATTATCATCTGGTAGAATTGTCAAAGGTGTAGTTACAATGGAAGGTGTATTACAAGTTAAATCTGTATCTAACTTTTTGTGCGGATAAAATGCAACAACAATATACAGTATCTACAGGGATGGATACATATCAAGCAGCAAGTTTAATTCCTTGGTATGATATCCTAACTGATGAATTTATTGAATTTATGCAAAATTGTGTATTTGAAGATATTTCTTTAGATTTAGATGACAATTTAGGTTATTATTTATGGGATTTATTTCAGCATAGAATGTGGATAAAATCTCAAATATCTGGTTGGATATGTAATAATGGTAGAAGATTAGAATGGGATAGTAAATCTAAAAAAATGACTAATATAAAAATCTATAATATTATAGATAACCAAAAATATCTTTTATTGGAGTTAAAATGAAATCTTATTGGGATTTTATTGAAGAAATGGCTCGAAATATAGGAAATCACCCTTATTCGAGATTAAATAATGATAGAGAATTTCGGTTTGAGAAGTATAAAACTAATTCAAGTTATCCTATTTATCAATATGATACAGGCGATCAAAATGTTAATGTGACTAAACATATTGATAATAATGGTACTATTTATTATTCAACCAATGATAATTCATCAAAAGAAATTATACATTATTCAAATATTGAAACGCATAAACCTACAGCTAAATTACCGTTTAAACATCAAGAACAAACAATGGTTGAACGAATAAAAGATAATAGATTACCGAAAGAATATGCTACAAATTTTATCTATAACCATTTTAAATCAAGTAATTTACCTTTAAGAAGTTCTGATACACAATATAGAACTGGGCATAATATGTGGAGAAAATTAGCTCATAAAGCTTTAGATGATGGTTATCGTGTTTATTATCACGACGGATCGCAATTACATAAATCTAATAAAATGAATGTTGATAAACATTTAGATTCTTCTTTTGGTGTAGAAACTAGAATTAGAGGTAACGCATTACCTCCAGATTATGAACAACGACATATTATTTTATCAAAAAAGGAATTATAGAATGAATTATTTAATTATAGATTTAAATCAGGTTGTGATTAGTGGATTACAATCTCAAGTTAAATCTAACAAAATAAATGTTTTGAATAAAGATTTATGTAGACATTTAGTTCTTAATTCAATTAGAGCTATTGTCTACAAATTTAAACGAGATTATCCTAACGTAATTATCGCAGCAGATTCTAGAAAATATTGGAGAAAAGAAGTATTTCCTTTCTACAAAGCAGGTAGAAAAAAAGCTCGCGAAAAATCAACACTAGATTGGACTTTAATTTTTGAAGTTTTGGATGAAGTTCGTACTGATTTAATTAATATTTTTCCATATAAAGTTATTTTAGTTGATAGAGCTGAGGCTGACGATATTATTGGTACTCTTGTTCCTAGATTATCTGCTCACGGTAATGTTTTGATTGCTAGTTCTGATGGAGACTTTAAGCAATTACACAAATATGGTAATGTTAAACAGTATAATCCTATGTTGGGAATATATGTTACTTCGCCTAATCCAGAATTAGAATTAAAAGAAAAAATCTTAACAGGTGATAGTGGAGATGGTATCCCTTCTTGTTTGTCTAATGATAATGTTTTGGTGGAAGGTATCAGGCAAAAGCCATTAACGGCTAAGAAAAAAGCTGAATTGTTATCGCAAGATTTTAATAATCCTGATATTGAGTTTTATAGAAACATTCAACGCAATAAATTGTTAATTGATTTGACTATGACCCCACAGGATATTAAAGATAAAATTGTTGAGGAATTGGAATCTGACCAAACTGGTTCTAAACAATTGGTAATGAAGTATTTTATTGAAAAAAGGTTAAATAGATTATTGGAGTGTATTGATGAATTTTAATGACATTGAATTAGAAGAAACAATTGGTGATATTATAGATAATGTTGCTGATATATTTGGTACTGTAGATGATTCTTTAGTGGAAAAACTGCGCGATATTGCTCTTGAATTTGCGTCCGATTTTGATCGCGATTATTATTAATTTTTATAATAATTACAAAATAATTGTATCTCTTTATCTGTGAGATCATTTTTAGCTCGATTGGCTTTGACTGAAATAATTTCTATGTTATCTATTTCATATCCTTTCGAGCTATCTATTCTATCGAAACTATAACTATCGTCTTGTGCTGCTCCACGATGCCATTTTAAAGGTATTCCCAACACAGGACATGTTATAGGAAAACTTAAATTATTTAACTCTGGAATTGTTAACGTAAATTCTATTTTTCTACGTTTAGCTGACTGTTTAAGTCGTTGATAAATTTCCCGAGTTTCTGGTGGTTTTATTCTACAATTCATATATTATTTTTTATGTACATATTAGTATTAATTATATCCCTTAAATCGCAATTTAATCATGCATTAGATGTTAAAATTCAAGATAAGATTGAAACTGAACACGTTTGTCAGGCAATAGCAGAAGAAACTATTGCAGGGCTAAAATATTATGACAAAGATGTTAATACTAAATATTTTTGTAAATTGAATACAGCTCGATAAGGAAAAGAATTGATAAATTATTTAAAAGACATTTATAAAGAAGAAGAGCATGATGGATTTATTTTTTTATTGGATAATGACGAAATGTTAGATATTTCTGCCTTTACCTATAAAGATCCTTCTCCTCCAGTTGAGATGCATGAATCTCTTGGTTATAAGTATCATATTATAACATATAGAGAAACTGTTGATGGTGATATTGTTGAACCTGATATGTTTGAAGCTATTTTAGGTAATCCTTGGCATTATTCATCTAATTTAATTAAAATGGGTTTTTTTGGTACTATATGTAAAAAGACTGCAACATCATTTCAAACTGTAAATGCTATGTTTCAAGATTTAGTTAAAACTGTACATGATCAGGAAATCGATGAACAAACAAATTGATAAGTTAATAGAAGAATATATTCCATCAGATAAAATTAAAGCGGAAAGTTTAATTCGAGCATTTGCTGCTGGGTTAACAAAAGAAATGGAACGGTATGCTGAGAGTCAGTATAGAAAATATAAATCCAGTACGAGTCAAACTGTACGTGATGATCCTTGGGTGTTAGGTACAAGCGAAGGCGCTGATCATTGTGTAGAAATTATTAAAAAAATGCTTGACGAATAGTACGAATTAGGTTAAACTATTGTTATGTTAATAAAAAAGGTGAAAACTGATGTGTAAAATTAAATTTGTAGAAGTATCGCAAATTATGGAAGATGGTCGCGCAATTGGTATGAAATATCTGGATAATTGGATGGTTATTACTAATTATAAAGATGTTGATGAAGCATTTTTAAATTTTAAATTTGTAATTAATACGGTTGTAACAGATAACCAATCAATTATTTTATGTCGAGATGATGTAAAACGTTTTTGTAAAGCTATCCAAACAAATGTTGGTGATTGCGGTTCCAAAAAAACTATTTTTGGTAAATTAAAAGAATTTTTGCATGATAATTATGAAGTAAAACGTATTATTATGAATCCAAGAACTCTAGAATATTATCCGCAAAATAAAGCATTTATTGTTAATAAATTATGAAACCGATTTATTGGGTAGAAGTATTAGAACGGGAATATGGTACTTTAAATTCACATAAAGTTATCCAGGAATATCCATTTCCTGATGTTGAATTTGAACCCTTTGGATTCGATTTAGCATTATTTGAGCAACAAATATATAAAATTGAAGATAAATTAACTAGATTTGCTACGCATAGGAGATTTAGGTTTATCGTTGACATATGGCACCCTAAAAATTATTTTAGGGTAGTTATTAAACCATGGAAATATAAAAAGTGAGGAATGATGGCAACAATTTCAAAAGCAAGTAGAAAAGCAAATCCAATGAAAACCAAGAATGAGCGACCAAGATTAGGTAATTATTCTACTGCAACATTGCGTGAAATGGCTGAAAAAGCTAGTTCAAAAAAGCAAAAACATAAAATTGAAAATCGTATTAAATACAATGTTAAAAGAGGTGTATAATGAGTGGTGTTGAAGTTAAAAAATGTAGTTGTTCAGGAACTCCTGCTGCTGAATTCCAGGATAAACAGTATGGAAAAGGTATGAGAGTAATGAATCAAGACGCTAAAAAAGGTTATTCTTGTACTGTTTGTGGAACTAAACACAAATAATTAATTAAAGATATATCCTAATCCTAATATAAGAAGCCAGAAAAGAAACTGATTTACAGTTATTTCTACTGGCTTCTCTTTTCTTGTTGATCGAGTTGTGCTCGATTTTGTTCTTTGTTTTCTTGGGTTAAATGCAGAATATCGATCTCGATAAAATTTCTTTGTAGGATTTTTTCTGTATTTTTTCCCAAAATTACTCATTATTTTTTCGCAGCTTTTGCAACGTTTTTAGCAACTTTTGCAACTGATGTGGATCCTTCAGATTCTGCTACTTCACCTAATGCTTCAGCTACAACTCCAACAACATTATCTGTGTCAGCTAATTCTTGTCCTATTTTAGCCGCTGCAGCTCCAGCTTTTTCAGTTAAAGGAACTAATTCTTCATTTCCTGTTATAATTTCTACAGTTGTTGCGGCTTTTGTTAAAAATGGCGCAAATTTACCGAGTCCAACAAATCCCATTTTAATTTTTGATAAAATATTTGTTAAAAAATTCATTTCATACTCCTTTTGGTTATTTAAAATTTAATATCAGTTTCTGGTGCAGTTTCTTTAAAAAATACTCCAAGGATACCGAATACAACAGCAGCACCGTTCATTGCTGTATTCCATTGTTCATCAGGGATTTGTTGACCTGCTAAAGCAAATAATGCAGCTAGAGATGCATGTGTACTTGGTTCTCTTAACCTTTTAAATACATATAACAATTTTCCTATTATGTTCCCCATAAAAATCTCCTATTTTTATTTGTATTTAGTAAAAATAGCTTGACTACATCGAACTTATACGGTATAATAAATAAGAGGAAACTAAAATTTGAGGCATAATATGATACAATCAGTTGAAGATTACCATGAAGGGGTTGCAGTGTTTAATACCAATGAAGTGAAACTCGTTCATGAGTTTAAGCAAGGATCTAACCATTCTATGGTTAGAGAAAAAAACGGAATTTATATCGTTGATTTATTTAGTCAACGTGGTATTGAAGCTAGAACTAGATATGATAATTTAGAATCAGCAAAAAAAGTAGCTGAAGATTGGGTGTTAAATAAGTAATGTTAAATTGGATCGGAACTGTTAATTTTTTGGTTGCAGGAACTTTGATTGCAACAAATGTTGAACCTTATAGTAAATATGCATTTATATTTTTTATGTTGGGGCATGGTTCTTGTCTATTAAATGCGTTTAATAAAAATATATATTCGTTAAAAGTGCGATATATTTTCTTTTGTATTATAGATGCAGTTGGTATCTATAATTGGTTTAGTTAAGGAGTATTAATGAAATCGTTTAAACAATTTATGGATGATATTGTTGAAGATAAATCACCATGCTGGAAAAATTATAAAATGTTAGGTATGAAGAAAAAAGGGTCAAAAATGGTTCCTAATTGCATACCTGAAGAAGTTGAAGAAATTTTTGAAGTTACTGGCACTGAATTGTATGAAGATTGGCAAGAACTTGACGAAGAAGCTGAAAAAAATGGTAAACGAGTTAAATTAAATAAACCATTTTTAACTCCAGGTGGTCCAAAGAAACGTTCAGTGTATGTAAAAAATGGCTCAGGTAATGTCGTTAAAGTAAATTTTGGTGATCCAAATATGGAAATTAAACGAGATAGTCCTGAGCGTAGAAAAAGTTATAGAGCTAGACATCATTGTTCCGATCCAGGTCCAAAATGGAAAGCTAATTATTGGAGTTGTAAATATTGGAGTAATACTCCCGTATCAAAACTAGATTAATACAGAATCTCCCCGCTGCCTAGACGGTTCTAGGTAAAACCGATGCATGTGCATCAAACTTTAATCTGAAACAAAGGAGTCTTACATGGCTGCTACATCTAATACTATTAAAGAAACTGTTACAGAAACACCATTGTTAAATAAAAGAAATTTAACATTAGGTATGTTGTTATATTTAACATTTTATTCATTTATTCGTTGGTACGAAGGGGTTTATGGTTGGTCAGCTGGTCTCGACTCATTCGCTCCAGAATTCGAAACATACTGGATGAACATGTTGTATATTGAAATTGTTGCAGAAGTGTTATTGTTCGCGGGTATTAATGGTTATATTTGGAAAACTCGTGATCGTAAAATGATGTCAATTATTCCGCGTGAAGAGTTGCGTAGACATTTTACTCATTGGACATGGTTGGTTTGCTACGGCTGGGCTATCTACTGGGGTGCTAGTTACTTCACAGAGCAAGACGGTACATGGCACCAAACTATTGTTCGTGATACTGACTTTACTCCAAGTCATATTATTGAATTCTATTTGAGTTACCCAATCTATATCATCACTGGTACAGCTAGTTTTATGTATGCAAAAACAAGATTGCCTACTTATCAACAAGGTTTACATTTAATGTATCTTATTGCTGTAATTGGTCCTTTCATGATCTTACCAAATGTTGGTTTAAATGAATGGGGTCACACATTCTGGTTTATGGAAGAGTTGTTTGTTGCTCCATTACACTATGGATTTGTGTTCTTTGGTTGGGCTGCTCTAGCTGTAATGGGTGTTGTGAACACCGAAGTAATGGCAATTTCTAAATTATTGAAAAATGATTTAGCATAAGTTAAGTCAACTGTTAAACAAAAAGGGAGCTTCGGCTCCCTTTTTTATTACCTAAATATGTTTGTACACAATTTAGGTAGAAGTATGAACGAATTAAACGATTTTTTAAACCTTATAGCAGAAGCAAAAAAAGAAGCTAAAATACTAGGGAATACTACAGTCGAAAATCCAATAGAAATTGTTGAAGAAAAATCTAAATTAAAAATTCCAAAAATAGATATATCTTCTAAATTAAAAGATACTTCTTTCTTATCTCTACTTGAATCAGAAATGGTTAAATCAAAAGAAGTAGAAGCTAACGAAAAGAAAACAACCGATATATTTACATCATTCTTTGAATCTATTCCTGTAACATTTAATAAACCTGTTGAACCAGAAATAACTAACCCATTAGAAATTTTTTCTCCTGAACAAGACATAGAATTAATAGAAGAAATTTTAGTTGAGCAAGAACAAAAGATTCAGCCAGAAATTTTAGTTGACACGCCAATTATTCCTGAAGTTATTGTAGAAGAACCAAAGAAACTAGATTTAACTGATCCATCTCATTACGATAAATTATTCAAAACCAATACAGATCATTTTGCTCAACCTGATCTACCAAAATCAGATCCAAATATAAAAGCATTAACTGATAAGATCAAGTATATGGAAGATTGGTTAACCAAAATCGCCATGGCTGGTCCAGGATCTGGTGAGGTTAATCTTAGATATCTTGATGACGTTGATCGTTCAAGTATCTATGATATGAGATATATGAGGTACAATAATACCTCAAGAAAATTTGAATTTGCTGAAATTAATCCTCATGATGTAATATATACAACACATTTAGTAACTTCAGCAACATACACAATCGATAATGATGATTATTATGTTGGTGTTGATTATAATAATACCGTTGATATAACATTACCTGCAACCCCAAATTCAGGCAGGATGTTAATTATTAAAGATGAGTCTGGTAATTGCTCAACAAACCCTATAACAGTTCATGGAACAGTAGATAATGATCCAGGTGGATTTATACTACAAATAGATAACGGAGCAATACAATTGCTCTATAGAAACGGATGGAGAATAGTATGACTTATTTGTTTACAAATAATCAAGAAATTAAAAATACACAAGATGGGCCAATTTCAATTGCTGTTTATGACACAACAGGCAATACAGCTAATTTAAATTCTGTTCAACATCCGCTCTATGTCGCAGGTAATGTTGGTTTTACCAATAATCAAGTTGTAGTAAGTAACGATCTACGAATCAGCGGTAATGTTGCTATTGTAGATCAATATGGACATTTTAATTCTACTGACTATCCAGTATATGTTGTATCTCATGTATCTAATGTAGAAAATGATCCAGTATTAGTAAAATATGCTGATAAAACAAATCCCCAATTAGATGCTCAAGAAAGACTACGTGTAACTATACCATCACAACAATGGTGGTATGTTCCAGCTATTGATAAAGATGGAGATTTGCGATTCGTGGAATCGTTTGCTGGTGCTAATGCAAATAGTTATTTTATACAAAATTTAGCCTCAGTTTATTTGACAAGTGGAACAACATACAACTCAAATACTGCTTTAACTGGTCAAGCAATTCGTGGTTCAAGACGCAGACATAAAATTCGCCCAGGTGTTTCTCATGAATTTTTCTCTATCCATAATTGGGATGGAGCTCAACCAAATGTAGTAAAACGTCGTGGGATGTTTACCAATTATAATGGTATTTTCTATGAAGTAACTGATAAATTATATGCAGTTGTTCGTCGAAGATTACTAGATGGAACTCTAGTAGAAAACAGTATTCCATTCGATCAATTCTCTGAAGATAAATTAAATGGAACAGGTAAATCTGGATTAGATTTTAGGGAATCTGCTAATACAAAATTAACCCTAACAGGATATGTAGCAAATAGTACTGTTAAAAAATCTATAACAGGTTCTACAGAAGATGTTTATAATGTTACCTATACAACATCAGGTAATACAAGCACTTTAAATATTGGATCAAAAGTGACTGTAACAGGTGTAACTCCTACAACATATAATGGAGTTGCAATGGTACAATCAACTACAGTTAACACAATAACTGTTTCTTATACTAGAAATCCAGGGGTTTATTCTAGTATGAGTTCCGGATTATTAACGCATACTGCATACCACAATATGCATAATTGGTGGTTTGATTTTAATGGCGGTAGAACATCTAAAGTTCGTTTTGGAGTAAATGGTGTCTCTGGTCCAGTTGTGCTTCATGTAGAAGATTTTGTTGGTAATTATGCTACTCAATACGAAAATGCTCCAGCATTAATGGATAGAACTGAAATTATTAATACTGGTGTACCTGATTATATGCCAAGTTTTACAACTGCTGGATCAACCTATAACGTAGAAGCAGAAGTAGAATTAAATCCTGGATTTGGTGTAGCTCAATCAACAAATACCGTTGCTCTTGTTAAATCTTCCGGTCACGAATATGCTGTTCTTGGTCTAGGGTTAAGAGCTGGAGAACCATACCAACGTGCTGATATGCAAATACAAGGTCTACAATTAATAGATCTTGGTAATGCTAATCAAAATAACTATGGCGTGTATCAATGGAGATTAGTGCTTAACCCAACTTTAGGTGGGACAGCAATCCCAACTCCTATTAATGTAGGTAAAGCTTCAAGAATGTGGGATTATACTACTGGAACAACCTTGAGCGGCGGAATAGATTTAACAGGTGGATATTTTACATCAACTCAAACCATTGATATCAAAAACGCTCTAAATTTCTTGAACATGGGATCAAATCTTGACTATACAGATGCAGATAAACTTGTTCTTGCTGTAAAAATTATTGCAAATGGTACAGCTGATGGTTCAATTCTTTCATCAATGACATTTATCGAAGATTTATAGATTTTGAATTAGCAACAGTTTCTAGAATAGAGCAGTGGAATAGTAAAAATTATAAACGGTTAAGATATCAAACAGATACAAAATGGAACAAAGGTCATCTCCCAGCAATGTTTGAGTCCTATCAAA